TGTATACGATACTATTTATTAGTAGTCGCCCGCTTGGAATTTCATCACTGATATGATGTTATTAATAATAAAGTTACGGCTGTGGATTGTTTTAACAATATCCTCGAGAAAATTTGCTCGGCAGCTATGATAATCAATTCTTAGACTCAATTTGATAATATCATTATCAGCTTGGATATACTTATCCATATCCTGACGCATAACTTTCTTTTGGAAAGGCTTCCAATTACGTTCACGCAAATCTTCTTCAGCCATATCACCGCTGATCCATTCTCGCTTGTCAAACTCAAGTACCTTGTAATCATAACGAAGCTTTTTAACTTTAAGTGCTTCCTTATAATACATGTTATAATACTTGGAGTGTAGTATTGGAATTTTCTTGGCTTCTTGTGCTAACTGTGTTTCGTCGATTACAGCATCTGCAGCCCAGATTTCACTTATATCATCAGTACTCATTTTCGCCTCACATTATGTATATAATTAACATTCTATCACAGATTGATATAAATGTCAACCAATTTTTTGATATGTGAACCTATCATATCTAAATATCATTGACGCTTCTGGGTATTGAATATCAGGTTGTGTTACGTCTAAAGTAATCTGACTCAGCGATGTTGGAAAGCAGTTTAAAAACGTAAATGAAATATTGGCATTTTTATGGCTATTTAATATAGTCACAGAAATATCAGAAACAACACCGTCGTCAGATTTGGCCAGTTTTGCGAATTGACCAAGATCTACTGGCGTTGTTATCGATTCCATCCAATTAAGGCATTCAAAATAATTAGACATATTTTCATCAACGATAAAGCTTAAATCTAATTCCTGATATTGGAGCTTATCTGATACATTATAAATAGTGGACAATGGTGTAGGCGTCTCAGCTGCACCAGAACTAACTCCCGGAATTTGCATTCGTTGAGTAAAGAATTCTACGTTAGGTAGCCTCTTAACGTTAACCGTAAAACCGACAGGCGATAAGTAATTTGTGTTCATGATCATTTTCCTGTTTACATTAGTATCTTTCTATGATAGTATTTATCTAAATCGGCTGTACTGATTCTAAACAATAGGATTTTTACCCGCAAACAAAGGAATATTGCATGGACGATCCCTGCGATGACGTAACACACTGGATTGGCTATATATAATATAGTATAATAATGGAGCTTTTTGAATGAGTAATGACTTTAGAATTTTAACAGCACGTCAACATGTTAGAGAACGCATTGGTATGTACCTTGGTTCAAGTTCTCAAGAATCAGTTGAACGTTTTGTAAAAGGCGAATGGAAAACATCAAAGTATGTTCCTGCGCTTTCTAAGATGATTGACGAAATCCTTGATAACTCGATTGACGAGGCAATTCGCACTAACTTCAAGCACGCGAATAAAATTGATGTATCTATTAATATGGATACTGTCACCGTTACTGATAATGGTCGTGGTATTCCACAAGATGAGATATACGACGAAACTAGTAAGGAAAAGATCCTTCGACCAGTAGCAGCTTGGACTCGAGTAAATGCCGGTACATCTTTTGACGATGAACGTGTAACGATTGGTACTAACGGTGTTGGTTCAGCTGCAACTAATTTCCTTTCATCAAAGTTTACTGGTAAAACGTGGTCAAAAGGTAATCAGATTATGGTTACTTGTAAAAACGGCGGCGAAAATGTTAATGTAACTCAGCGAGAGAAGACTGGCTCTGGTACTGAAGTATCATTCGTTGCAGACTTTGATTGCTTTGAAACTGATTGCCTTGCTAACTTGGATACGATTGAATTACTTGAAGATCGTTTAATGAGTCTCCAAATGGCTTTTCCTGAAATCAAGTTCTCTTTTAATAAGAAAAAGATTTCAGTATCTGATATGAAAAAGTACTCGGCATTATTTAATCCAAATGTTGTGATTGAGAAATCTGAAAACGTTTCGTTCTTCTTTACTACGTCAGAGGATGGTTTCCGAACTAACTCCTTTATTAATGGTGTGAATACTCGAATGGGTGGCACATACGTTGATTTCGTTGTGAATGGTATTGTTGACGAATTGGTAACAATGGTCAAACGCAAATATAAAGTTGAAGTTGCTAAGAATACTATTAAAGGTGGATTAACCTTTGTATTGTTTGCACGTAACTTCGTTAATCCAAAGTTTGACTCACAAACTAAAGAACGTTTGACAAACCCTATGACTAATGTTCGTGAGCACTTCCAAGCTGCGGATTGCAAAGACTTCCAGTTTTACGCTCGTAAGATTATTAGTAACCCTGAAATTATTGATCCAATCATTGAGGCTCAGTTAGCTAAAAAGATAGCAGCTGACAAACGAGCAGCCACGATGGCTCAGAAAAAACTTCAACGAGTTAAGGTTGCTAAACACATCTCAGCAAATCGCGCTGATGCCACACTAAAAATTGTTGAAGGTGACTCAGCGATGGGCTTCTTGCTCAAAGTAAGAGATGCTAATAAGGTTGGTGCATATCCGCTGCGCGGCGTGATTATGAATACGTGGGATATGAAACCTGCTGATGTACTTAAAAATAAAGAGTTATCAGAATTAGTTAATGTTCTTGGATTGAATATCAACGATCCAAATAGTATTGATGATATGACTTATCAAAATATTGCTACACTAACCGATGCTGACCACGATGGTATTGGCCACATTAGTCCGCTGCTTATTGCTTTCTTCTATAAGTTCTGGCCTCGGCTGTTGACTGAAAAACACGTCAAGATTACTCGTACTCCAATTATGATTTCATCTAAAGGTGATAAGGTTGAGTGGTTCTATAACTATGAGTCAGCATCCAAGTTTAAGACTGACAATCAAGCCGGTTGGAAACATCGCTACATCAAAGGTTTGGGATCTTTAACTGAAGAAGAATATGATGTAATTATTAATAAGCCAAAGTACGACACCGTTACCGTTGACGATGCTTCAATCTTCCAAATGATGTTTGGAAAAGAAAGCCAGCTTCGTAAAGAATATATGTTCGCATAGACCGTTGACATATTACTGAAAATATGGTAGTATAATATAGAATCACTAAAGAGGCAATGATGAGTATACTTGAATTTACAAAAGACACAGAGACTACAGACGACTATCCAATTAGTCATGTAGCGAAAAACGAATGGTTAGCTTTTGCTATGTACACAGTTGAGTCTCGTGCCATTCCGAATATGATTGATGGATTAAAGCCAGTTCAACGCTTTTATCTATATTCGTCATTGCTTAATTCAAAGCGCGACTTTAAAAAAGTATCAGCGGTTGCTGGTATTATTTCAGACTATGGATATAATCATGGTGAAGCATCGGCTGCAGGTGCAGGTCAACTTATGGCTGCTACTTGGAACAATAATATTTGTTTGGTCGAAGGTCGCGGTTCGTTTGGTACTCGATTGGTACAAGAGCCCGGCGCTGCACGTTACGTTTATACTCGAGTCCATAATAACTTTGAAAAATACGTTAAGGATATGGATTTATCCCCAGTTCATAACGACCCTGAGCATGAGCCACCATCATACTACTTACCAGTAATCCCTTTGGTATTAGCTAACGGAACTAAGGGTATTGCTACTGGTTTCGCTACTAACATCCTTCCACGGTCACCAGATGATCTCTGTCGTGCAGTTCGTGAATACTTGCTGAACGGTAATATAGCGAACAAGCTTCCAGTGTCATTCCCTGAATTTGGTGGTTCTGTCACGTATGATATTGAAAATAAACGCTTTATTGTGAATGGCACCTTCGAACGTAACAGTAAGACAGTACTAACTATTACTGAAGTACCATATGGTTATGATCGTGAATCATACGTTAAAGTATTGAATAAATTGGAAGATGACAACGATATCGTCTCTTATGAGGACAAATGCGATAAGCAAGGATTTAAGTTTGAAATCAAGTTAAAACTGGCTTCTGCAAATGCTTGGACTGATGAGCGCATTATTCGTAAGTTTAAACTAACTAAACCATTGTCTGAAAACCTTACTGTTATTGATGAAAATGGCAAACTTCGCGAATACGAAGATGAACGTGATTTGATTAAAGACTTTTGTGAATTCCGTATTGGTGTATTACAAAGGCGTATTGAATTGCGATTAGTTGAAGCTGCTGAAGAAATTCGTTGGCTGCAGGTTAAAATGCAATTCATCCAAGCTGTTCTCGATGATAAGATTAAGTTTAAAAATCAAAAGAAGAAAGCTGTTGGAGTACAAATCCTAGCTAACACTGACGCAGCTGAAACCGATGTCGACCGGCTGCTTCGTATTAATATTATGAGTTTGACTGATGAAATGGTCAAAGAACTTGCTAAAGAAATTACAAAGGCCGAAAAGGATGTTCGTTATTGGACAGCCACAACGCCAAAGAAACAATTTATTCTAGACTTGGAAGGTATATAATGTTTAAACTATTTTCACGTAAAAAAATCGAGGGTGTTAACGACGATTATGAATGGTTGGGAGAACATGTAAATATTGATCCCAATATTAATACGACAACTGAATTGACACTAGATGAATCGTTTGAGGTTATTCTAGAACGTTTAGATGCTATTGAAGTAAAGATTGATAGATTGCTTGAGAAAAACTAATGTATTACTCAACCTACGGTAAACCCTCTAAAGTATCAAATCCTTTAATGGATAAGATGGTTATATTTGCAGCCGACTTCTTAGAGATTGATGAAACGATTGAAGTTGATTTTGAAGCAGACTTTGATGATATAGCAGGTTTTTGCGATTATGATAAAGAAGAGGGCGTAACCATAGGGATCAATCCTAACCTAAGTAGAACAGAGATATGTAAAACGCTGTTCCACGAAATGGTACATGCAAAGCAATACATTAAAGGCGAATTAGTATCTGGTATTGGTCGTAAACCTTCAAGGTGGTTAGGTAAAGAAGTCAAGGCAGATTATATGGATCTACCTTGGGAACGTGAGGCATATGAACATGAGGCAGCTATGTGGGCTATTTTTTCAACACAAATTTTAACATCGAAACTTAAATGATTATTGATGTTTACATAAACAAATACGATCCGCCTTTTAATGAACTTGCAGCCAACTTTGTCAAATTCATATGTAAGGAATATAGCATATTGCCAAGGAAGATTTCTGTTGAGTCTTCTGATCTTGCTGGTAGTACTGGGATGTGCTTTGATGAAGACGATGGTAAGTACACAATTCTTGTAAGGAACGACAGAGATTTGGGTTCTATATTCACTACGATTGCACATGAAATGATCCACGTAAAACAATACATGACTCAGGATCTTGGTCGTTTACTAGATGAGAATGCCGATATGCCATATGAAGAAAGATGGTGGGAAGCAGAAGCATTCGACAATGCAGTTTTGCTTGTTGAAAAATTTAGTAAAACTATCAACATTAACCGTTGACATTCCATATAGAATCAGTTATATTGATTATATAAACAAAGGAATACAAAATGAAAACGATCACATTCGCTCAAACAATCGCTAATCAAATCCCTCAAGGTCTATATCGTTACGACCAAATTTGCGCA